AGGTAGGTGTTACCTCCTTTTAAGGTTGGTATTATCCGTCATTAAGGTAGGTGTTACCTCCTTTTAAGGTTGGTATTATCCGTCATTAAGGTAGGTGTTACCTCCTTTTAAGGTTGGTATTATCCGTCATTAAGGTAGGTGTTACCTCCTTTTAAGGTTGGTATTATCCGTTGGTATGGTGGGTGTTACCTATTGTTTTGGGGAGTATTATCCGTTGGTATGGTGGGTGTTACCTATTGTTTTGGGGAGTATTATCCGTTGGTATGGTGGGTGTTACCTATTGTTTTGGGGAGTATTATCCTCCTTTAGTAGGTCGGCGAGACGTTGCGAGAGCTGTTTAAAGTCGTTGGCGATATCTCTTAATTGAGCTTTGGGGTCTGAAATGGTCGCGGGGAAGACTTTGGCGGCGAGTTCGGCGAGATGGTCGCGTTGCCCTTGTAATAGGAGGGGGCTAGACTCGGTGTGATGCATAGGCGGGTGGCCAGTTAGTACAAAGGTGCGTTGGGGTACGCCGTTTGCGTCGGGTATCATCTCGAATCGGCCTAGGGGGCGGTCGGCGAAGACGTTGTATGCCTGAGGCTCTCGAATGTTGAAGTCAAAAGCATTGTCACCGCTGGGTAGCTTGGTTGTGATTAGGGGTGACGATTTGAGCTTGGTAAGTAGGTTAAGTAGGGGCTGTTTTTGCGCGCCACGGAAGGTAGTTACTACCGGGGCGTAGGGTTTGTGTCGCAACAGGTCGGGGACTTCTAGCGAGATTACTTTATTGTCCTGGCGGTCGTGCGAGACAACCTCTTTTGGCTCGGCAACCGAACTAAATAAGTGAACTGCTACGTCCTCGGGACTCCAAAGGACGATACGGGCGGCGGCGTGTGCTACAGTCACCCCGCCGTATGTTATGTAATAATCTGCCGTGAGCGATTGGCCAAGAGGGTGGGAATATTTGTCATCGTGTTTCTCGAGAGTCAGGGCGCAACTTTTGCGGATGGATAGTGAGCGGGTTACATCGTCAATAAAACCCCTCTGAATCGCCTGTAAGGCGGGGTAAAAGAGGGCAAGGAGTCCTAGCCTATCGGCTGGGGTAATGGGGCTGTTGTCGGGCAGCGTAGCTAGCAGAGAACGAGCTTTTGCTAGTGCTTCCTCGAGGTTGATTTTGGTGACGTTGGCCATGCGTGAGAGGATCCTTTTTTCGGTTGACTGTTTTGTAAAGTGACGGAGGGTTTCCTCCCTTTAGTTATCTTACCTTGAGAACTAACTACTATCAATATATATTAAGATTTATTTACTTACTATATAGCTAAAAGTTAGTGCACAACGTGGGTAATAAGTAAAAGAGATAGGTAGTGAACAAATAGATGAGTAATTTATTTGTTCACTAGTGAACAAATAGATGAGTAGTGAACAAATAGATGAGCAGCCCCCTCCCCGCCCTGAGACCTAGCGGGGGGTTCTCGTCCCTCCCCGCCCTGAGACCTAGCGGGGGGTTCTCGTCCCTCCCCGCCCTTGAAGGAGAGGCCTCTCAGAGGCTCAGCAAGGGGCTTCTCCCCCTCCCGCCTACCTCGGTGGCCTAGTGGAGGGTAGGCCGTCTTCTCGGCCGTCCTAGAGGCCTCTGAGAGGGTTCCCGCCCCAGGCCGCCCCAGGCCGCCCCAGGCCGCCCGCCGCCCCAGGCCGCCCGCCGCCCGCCGCCCGCCGCCCGCCGCCCGCCGCCCGCCGCCCGCCGCCCGCCGCCCGCCGCCCATGAGACCCCTTGCCAAAAATAACGACGATAACTAATACTTTTGTTATACAAATTATACTAATACCCCCGCGCTAAAAGCCGCCGCCAAAAGCCAAAATCAGGGCTATCAAGTATCCCGCTGCAAACGCAACAAGTAAATCTAATACTTTTAACATACAAATTATCCTTCTAGGTTATACGTTTTACTAACGCCTAAGCGGGGGCTTTACCCCCGCGGTGTCGTGTTGTAACTCCAGTTTTGCGCACCAGTAGTGCCTTTGCGGGTGATGTAGTCCTCTTGGGTGAGCAGATGCTCAACACCTGCCCAACCCTGCTTGTCGTAAGCGTTTTGAAGCCGTCTAGCCCCATACCCGCGTGATGCCGTGTAAACGCCCACGTTACGGTAACCGCCCGCCCTTTCCCGGGCGGTTACGGCTTGTTTTGCTGTGCGGTAAAATTGGCTTTCGTAATAAAAAATTGTAGGCATGACGGTTATCCCTTCTAATCTATAGCTTAAGCGGTCTCTAAAGGCATGATGACGGCTAGCACTTGCCCGCCCTTGGTGATGAATAACGGGCTGTTTTTATCTTTTTGTCGCATGGGGGAGCCACTAAAAACAAGCTCACGATAGAGCGCGCTTATTCTCGCCCCGTTGTCCAACACGGCCGCGTAGTCTGTAACAAACCGCTTACCGTCCCAGTACTCCACGCGCACGCCTTGCGTAGTAAAGCGCACGGTGGGCAACCCGGGTTCGAGGTGTAGGTGCGCTGGCAAGGTGTTCTGCACCGTTTCAAGGGTGTCGTCCCTCTTTGCTAGCGTTGCTTCCGCTAGTATTACATAGTTATCGGTGACGTATAATCCAGGGAGGTAGCCGGGCGGCGTGTTATGCCGCAAGTCTACGCGTGTTAGCTTCACACTTTTAGGCACTACAACAGCCTTTTTCTTGTTTAGCGTTAGCATAATTTTTATATCCTTTCTATGACTTGCGTCTATCGGTGATACCAAGGCTAGCTAGCATGGCGGCCTCTTCCGCCTTAGCAGCGGCCTCCAGCTCAAGCACCCTATCCCAAGCGCGGCTTTCGCCTAGCCTGTAGCTAAGTAGGCCAATGCTTGTCAATAATAATAACTCTAGCAAGGCGGCCTCCCTTACGTGGGCTCAATAACCCACGTCTCTATGCGTAAGTTTCCTTTACGGCAGCTCTTACCGCGCCGTAAAGTACCGCTTAGCAAGCCGTCGTCAAAGACTACGCGGAAGGTTGCGTAGTCTACGCGCTTACCCTGGCAGTAGTAGCGGGTTTGCCCGCCAGGGTTTAAGCTCTCGGTTTCCCGTAAGAGCATACTTTTTATAACCTCCTTTCTAGAGGCGCAAGGGCGTGACGTGCTTGCCACACCCCAAGGGCAAGTTTTTTTGGGGCGGTTGATGAAACCGCCCCAGCGGGGAGGAGCATTACCTTGTTAGGCAATGCTCTGTCCAGCCCGCGGACCAGGGGTGCCAAGCACCCCTCACCCATACGCTCCCATCGGGAGCCACCAACAGGCACTTGCCTGTTGGAGCGCTAGCCAATTGGCTAGCCTCCATCTCAAACTGAGGCTCACCCCAAGGGCGCGCGCCCTTGACAAGCGGTACGCCCAGAAGGCGGGCTGCCCGCTTGAGGTAGCCCCTAGCGGAGGCCTTGTAGGCCACCGCCTTGTTTTCGAGGGCGGCCGCGGCCGCGATACCCTCGAGGCTAACATCCCCAGCTTGGCGGCGGTGCTGTTTAAACAGCACCTCCGCCTTGGCGGATATCGTCAAGTACGCCCTGAGGGCGTGGAGGGCTTTTTTGTTTATTTTTGTCATGACAAAAATATCCTTTCTAGTTAGGTGGGCAGTGGGGTGGGGCGGGGCGGCGTCATCAACCGCCCCGGTGGGGGACGCTTACGACTTAAGCGTAAGCGTCCCGCCATTGTCGTAGAAGAGCACCATGAGGGTGTCCCCTACCCGTACGCGGGCGGGTGCTTGAAAGCCGTGGCTTTCAAGCAATTCGGGCGTAAGCGCGCCCGATAGCGCGGCGTCCATCAGGGTTGCCAGCACGTCTTCGGGTAAAACCCGTGACGTGTTCAAAATGACGTCCATTTAAAAAGCTCCTTTCTTGCTTTTGCACACACGTTGTGCATACTTTTATTATCGCAAGTATTCGCAAGATATGCAACCTTTGTAACGCATTGTAACAATGATTGTTTATACCCCCGGGGGGGTGTTTGTGTGCGTGGTTTGAGTGGGAGGGGACTCACCAAGGCAGGTGCATACATTAGCGATATTGACAACGTACATTCGTAATATCAAAAGCATGCACCATTGACGTATCGACCACCTAAATGCTAACCATTGCCCACCTAGATACCCGCTATCGCCCACCTAGATAGCGGCTATTGACAACTAGAAAAACGTAAAAGGCAAAGTAGCTCAACCTGTTTTTACTGGGTTAGTTAAAAGTATTGACTTAGTTTTTTACTCGTGTTAAACTTCTAGTAAGTGAGAGCCGTTTCTCACATTAGTGCTATGCAAGGAGCGACAAAATGGGACGACTTAAAAAAAGGGTACGAGCGTACTTTACCCTGATACAGAAAAGTACGAAGTTTTTAAGTGGTGTTTCTATAACAAGGACTCGAACGGTTTAGTAACAAGCGGGCAACTAGCTAAGCAGTTCCCAAGAATTACCACAATACAAATGGGGATAATCATCGCAGATTTAGTTGAAAAGTCGTTTTTAATTAAACACAAAATCCTTCACGGTGGGTGGGAGGTAAGTGTAATTGGGGAAGCGTTTGAAACCTTTCGGGGTTGTGCCACATCATTAACCAATGATGAAACAACTACAAACATTCAAGACACCTCCGACCAACCTGCCACCACTCTCGCACCAACTGAAGAGGTAAAGCCAGCACAATCTACAGACACTTTTGCCCAACTTCCTGACGAATGCTACCCATTGGCTAAGGCAAAACACGCTGCATTCAAGGAGAATAACAAGATTATACGAGCTTTTTACAACTACATGGAGGAGCAAGGCCGACCACTTGGGGATGAGTTTGATAAACTTCCAATAAACCAAAAGTACGATATGATGTTTGACATAATCGACGAGCGTACTAAGTTGGAGATGGCGGACGACCCAACACTTGACGAGGGGGCGATTAAACGAGCTATTCAGGATGAGAGGGACGTTTTTGTTGAGTTTCTAAACATCCCTCGCTGGGCGAGCGACCCTCGCCTAAAGTAACCCAAAGTATTGACAATTCCGAACCTTCACCTTATAATGGTATCATGACTACCCAACCACCCACCCCCCAAATCCCTCGTGCTGAACAGGCCGTGTACGACTCTCTGCTCAAGATGGGCAGAGAGGTCTCGTACGAGGTGCTGCTTCAGCACAACCCTCAGCTTTCGCAAAGGGATACGGCACAACGCCTCAAAAGGTTAGAAAAGAAGGGTCTCGTAAGTATCAACCGAACCCAAGGCCGACGATACTACCTTTATAAAGCCCTCAAGGGGGGTGGTAACGCCTCCCAACCAACGAAGGCAAACGTATAATGGTAGAATACGGTTCAGGATACGATGACGCACTTTCTAACAGTGCCATCAGTACCTTTCTTAAATGTGGCGAGCAGTATCGCGTACTTTACAAAGAAAACGGAAAAAGAGACCTCCCTAAAACCCTGACCTGGGCGACGGCAGGCATCGTAGTCCACGACCTTATTGACAAGTACTATGATAAACCCACCATACCCACCACAGCTATTGTAGAGGCGATGGGAGAGTACACCCCTAACCCCAAAGAGTTGCTGACTTTCGCCATAAAGCAGGCTCCCTGTATTGAAGATACGCAGGCTTTCGCCGCTCGCTACGGCAACACCTACTCTAAACCGACGTGGTCTAACCATTATAAAAAAAACTACGCTAACCTACTCCTCGAAGCGGAGAAGTTGGATGCCCTGCGCATAAAAAACCCCTTAGACACCTTCACCCCCTCGGAGTGGGCGGCGCAGATTCTCGTCTCGCTCAAAGGGTTTCGCAAATTAAAGACGTCCCTAGATAAACAGGGGTACACCTGCCACTCCAGGGAGGGCTTGCTAAAGTGGACGCATCAAAAGCAGGATTTCGCTGGGCGGTATGATGCTATATTAAAAGACAAGCAAAACAACCGCGTCCTCGTGGACTGGAAGTCGGGTACGAACAGTTGGACACCCGAGAAAATAGCGTATCACGACCAGCTCTACATCTACGCTAGCGTCCTGACTCAACAAGGCACACCCATCCACGCTGTCGCTATCGGCGACTTGACACAGGGGGTTCTCGTGATGGGCGACATGGCGCACCAAGCCCTCGCTGAAAAACGTTTTTACAGCAATGCTTTCGCCATTCACCTCGCCAACCACCACAGTTCCTACCCTATTGCAGCAGGCAGGGGCGACTACACTTGCCAGTCTTGTCCTGTACGCCAACTAAAGGAGGGTTGCCAGTATGCCAAGAACTAAGTATTCTGACGACGAGCTGCGCCAAGCCCTCGACGAACGTGACGGTAACGCAAGTGCTGTCGCTAGAGACCTCTCTTTAAACCTAAGAAGCCTCCTACGTCGTCTACAGCGCAAAAACATCATAGCCACGGCGGTAGTAGAGACCACCGACGACGCGTTACCTAACACCACGACGGTAGACCCAAGCAAACAACGCTACGTCATCACTTCCGTAGTCAACAACAGCCCCCTCAACGTAAGGTTTCTCGCCCAACTAGAAGAGTTTACGAAAGAAAATGACGCTCAGCTACTCTGCGTTCCGCAAAGATATAAAAACCCCTCCGCTATGCACACAGCCGAAGGTTGCGTATGGCCTGAAGGTCTGCCTTACATTTCGCACGACGCTGTTTTGTCTGAACGCGTGGTTCTCGCAGGTAGCGCGAAGCCCCAAGCCACTTCTCCCCGCCCCATTTCAGGGTATGAGGGCTACGGACGGGGGCGGAGCGTGGTTATTGGACATTCTCGGATACAGCTGGCCTCCGTGCCACGCTTACTTCCCGACCCAGCAGTATTTACCCTCACAACTGGCTCGCTAAGCGAAGCGCAATACTCCGACACCAAGATGGGCAGTCTTGGCATGTTTCACCACGTGAACGCCGCCCTTCTCATAGAGGTTGACCGCACCAATAATCGGATGTGGTTTCGGCATTTGCACTTTAATAAGGTAGGAGAAAAGCTCCTCGACCCCCTTAAAGACATTGACACTTTAGTCCTCGGCGACTTGCACGTCGGCCACGGTAAGCGCACCTTAGACCCTCTCAACTGGTCAGCGGTAAACGCTCTCTCGTTTGACCAAGTTGTGGTGCATGACGTTATTGATGGGTATAGTATTAGTCACCACCACGACAACGACCCTTTCCTTCGCATGGCTAAGCGGAGAGATAACACAGACTGTTTACTCACAGAGTTGCGCTCGGTCTCGGAGGCTCTCGCACCTTGGTTGGACAGACTGAAGATTGTGCAGAGCAACCACGACGAGCATATCGACAGATGGTTGAACTCGGGCAAAGGCCACAACGACCCTGTGAACATGCACCTGTACCACTGGCTATGCCTTCAGAAAACGGAAGCAATCTTTTACAAGTCGACGGTACAGACTTACACCGCCCTACAGCACTACTTGGAAACCTACGGCGGCTTTCGCCTGGACAACTTCGTTAATCGTAACACTCAATTTAAGGTTCACGGTATTGAGCTAGGGCAGCACGGCGACAGAGGCGCAAACGGCTCTCGCAAACTTAACGCCAAGGTAAGGGACAAGACAATATTTGGTCACCGTCATACGCCCAGTATAGAGGACGGCGCAATGTGCGTAGGCACAAGTTCTGTGCTAGACTTAGGGTACAATAAGGGCTATAGTGGCTGGGCGCACGTCCACGCCGTTATTACGCACAGTGGCTCCGCCACCTTATTTAACACAGAAGGCGGTACGGCATGTCTAACGGTTTAAGGATTTGGTTTTTCCTCGACGAGGACGGAGGTCTTATCGCCGCCTGTCCCGATTACCCTGTTAAGGGTAACGTAGCCCCTCTGGGTTTGGAGAAGGTGTCAAAACACCTTGAGACGGGTCTGCCTATTGAGGTTACCCTCGACAACATTCGGCTAGTAACGGAGGCGGAGTGTGACAAACTCTATCGTCCAGCAACCTAATGACGACGACCAAGGGATTACGCTCCCGCATAAGCAGATGCTCGATGCCGGGTACGACCCACTAAAGTTGTCGATGAACCTGACCCAAAAGGTCGGGGGTGTTTTTAACGTCCAGATGGCTATATTCGACCAAGAGACAGAAGAGTATTTTGCACAGCTCAAGGAGCATCAGTTTGACCCCGAAGTAGCTAAACCTTCTCCGCCAGTGCCTCCGATAAGCACCGCTGTCGCCCTGCATAAAATGATTGAGGCTCAGCTGAAGCTGATAGCCCCCTCGGCCAAGCCTATTGATGTTGTAAACGTGGCAGGCACAACCGTAAACATCCAGATTGTGAACTTTGACACTGACACAAAAAAACCGCTACCCTCGCCGTCCGACGAGGTTATAGATTTATAATGTCAACCCAAAACCTGCTTTTTCCGCCCGAGCCTGAGAAACTGTACCTCCACCAGAGGGATACTTGGCAGCATCTCATAACCTACAACCCTCGCTACACCTACCTTGCTTGGGCGAGACGTTTGGGCAAGGACTATATTGGGTTTTTGTACACCATATACCGTACTATGTTTTGTGGTAAACCGTCAACCACCATGTACATCTTCCCTGAAGCGAAGATGGGGCGCAGGATACTTTGGCAAAACAAAGACCACTACGGAAAGGCCATGTTGTCGTACATACCAGGCTACGACGAGTATATGCGTACGGGGAAGGCTAACAATTTTGTTCACTCTGTAAGCTCGCAAGATATGAGCATAACGCTTATCCACCAACCCACAGGGGAGAAATGCTACCTCAATGTGATACAGGCCGACAAGGATGCCTTGGTGGGGGCAAACTATGGGATGTTTGTTATCTCGGAGTACGCTATACCTGGGTTCGACCCTAGTATTATACCGTACTCGGTAGTCCCGACAATGACCAACAACCCAGACTGTCAAACCTTGATACTTACTACTTGGCGGGGTGAAAACCATGCCACTAAGACTTTTGATATGTGGAACGCTATGAACGACGGAAAAGAGTATTTTTGTGACTTCCGTACCATCTACGACGGACGACGCCCTGATGGGTCTCTCGTAACAACCCCCGAGCAACTTGAGCGAGAGGTGCTAGCGGGGAACATCTCCGTTGGAACGTACAAACAAGAGTTTCTGATGGACAGAACCGCTGCTACGGAAGATGCCTACTACCGCATTCAGCTTGACCAGCTAGAGGCTAGTAAACGCATAGATACGACAGTCATCCACAACCCGCTACTACCCGTCTACACGGCGTGGGACGTGGGCGGTATGGGCAAGACCCCGGGGGAGAGAACGGCGGTATGGTTCTTTCAACACTATCCTAACGGTGAAACGTTTTTCATTGATTTTATGGAGTTTAAGGGTCTCGCCCTTTACCAATGCGTCACCAAGGTCATGGCAAATTGTGCTGCCAAGGACTACCGACACTTGGTAGCAGTAGTCCCCCACGACGTAAAACAGACTGAAAGCACAGGCACGGCCAAGTCTCGGCACTTTAAAAATGCTGGCGTGCGTACACACCCTCTCGCTAAAACAGCGAGCGTTGTGGGCGACATTGAAAAGGTGCGTCCGCAACTACTTACGTGCAGGTTCAACTCCCTCGACTGCGCCGAAGGGTTAAAAGCGTTAAGAGCCTACTCCCCTAAACCCTCGCACAACTTTGACGAGAAGGGCGACGCAGAGCTAGGCAAGCCCAATCACAACTGGGCTAGCCACGCCTCCGACGCTTTCCGCTACGCTATCCTTGCAATCCCCGCGCTGTCACGCTATACTGATGGTATGCTTACACGTCCGCGCCCAACTGGCGAAGTTACATGGGATTACAGGTACTAATGTCAAGAAATCGCGCACAAAGAGACGCCCAAAACCGCGCCAACGATTTGGCCGCGCAACGTCTCGCTATGGAACAGCAGGAGCGTGACCGTCTCGCACGTGAGCGGGAGCGTCAGGAAGCCATTATGCGAGCGGAAGCGGAACGCACTGCTCGTGATAACGATGTGCGGTCTCGCATCACAGGACGAGGCATGATGATAGGCCGTCTAGTGGCCACTAACACGGGGTTTGGGTTCTAATGCGACAAACCATCTGGGACGAATTGAACGTCCGCTTCGAGCGTGTCCGTAACATATCGACACACACAGAACAGCTCAACAACGAGCTAGCTTTTATGTTCACACCCCCTTCCGCAACTTTCGGGGGTACACGCAACGGCAAAGACGGCAACGACACGGCCTATGGCAGCCAGTTCGGTAGCCTGTACGACACAACCGGCGTAACTGCGGTACAAGCTCTCGTATCTTACATCATGGGAGCATTGTTCAACCCCGGCCAGGAGTGGTCGTCGGCGACGCTCCCTACCAACATTGAGCGCGCCCCTGCTTCGGAGATAACCCCCGCAACCAAAGAACAACTCAGAAGGTATCTCTCCCTTGTAAACAAGTCGTGCCTAGAGTACCTGATTGACCCTGCTGTCGGATTTTACTCCGCACTAGAGAATGCGGTATACGAAGAATTGGTGTTTGGGCAAGGGTTTATTCTTGCGGATATACACCCTATTTACAAACACTTGCGCTTTCGGCACGTGCCGCTACAGAACTTGTTGATGGATTGGGACGAGGATGGCAAACCTGATACAGTGTTTCGCACCTACCAGATTACCATCAGGGAGCTATGTGAGCAATACCCCGCAGAACGGTTGTACCAAGGCGAGTATCCCTCCCATTGGTTTGAGGCAGAGTTTGACCGCTCGCAACTGGTGACAGTTTGTCACGCTGTGCTGCCGAGAGACAAGTACATGGCCGTTAAAGACTCCAAAAAGATGCCTAAGCATAAAAAGCGGTATGGGGAGTATTATTTCATACCCGCCGACCAACCCTACTTCAGCACGGTAAAAACAACGCAGACGGCTTCAAACGTAGTGCTTTCGTGCGGAGGCTTTGACCACAACCCCTACATTAGTCTGATGTGGCATCGCTTGGGCGCAGAGCTGCATCCTTCCGGTCCGGCACGTACGGCTCTTCCCGCTATGCGTGTTATCAACGAGCAGCGCAAGAACTTCCTCAACGCAACGGACATCATGCTTCGCCCACCGAGCTTCAGCATCGCTAACGCCCTTACAGGAGGCCTGCCCAAACTAGGCTCTCGTAACAACCACAACATAATCAACCCCGACGTGTTTGAGATGTCTGGCGGGGACATTGGCAAGGTGTTTCAGTTTATGACGCCACCTATCCAGATTGAGCCGACGTTGATGAACATTCAACAAGACCAGAATACGGTGCGAAACATCTTCTTTAACGACGTTATAGAAATTGCTGAGAAGAAAGCCGAGATGCGTGAAGTGGAAGTTCTCGCTAAGCAAGAGGAGCGGATGCGTGCTATGATGGTTCCGCTCATCCGCATGTACGACCAACTGGCGGAGCCTGTGTTACGAAGGGTGGTAGAACACCTTATAGATAAAGAAGCCGTACCCGCCATACCCGAAAGTTTTAACAGTATAAGTAAACGCTACGGAAAACTGTACACCCTTCGCTTTAACTCGGCGATGGCGAGGGCATTTTCCATGCTTGAGCTTAGCAACATGAATCGGGTGCTTCAGCAGATGGTGCTGCCTCTCGCTCAGTTCTCCCCCGATGTGCTAGATGTTGTTCACCCGCTACGTTATGTCAACGCTGTGTTTAATCTGTCGGGTATCAACCCTGACTTTATGAGAACGGAGGAAGAGTTCAATGCCTTACAAACCCAAAAAGCCGAAGCCGAAGCCCAAGCACAACAAGCCCAATCGTTAAGAGACGGCGGAGCAGGCGTTAAAGACCTAGCCCAAGCCCAAAAGTTGTTAGGGGGTTAGCGTGGATAAGTTAAAAGACTATTTCGCTAAACTAGCGCAGAAAAAACGTCGTGACACCGTGGAGGTTTATGTCGCCTTACGTCAAACAGGGGCATTAGCGACCATTGTAGACGATATTATTGACAACTTTTCGTCCGTTTACAACGGCTCAGTAACAAACCTAGACCCTCAACGCCTCGCTTACGAAGCAGGGGCAAGGGCGGTTATACAATATATACTTACGCAGGTGGAGGTAACTCCCGCCGAACTATTACACCTTCGCAAACAGGAGCAAAACCAAAATGGATAGCCCATCCCCACAGTCTGAAATTAAACCACCTTCGCTACTCGACGAGACCCCCGAGGAGGAAACGCCCGCCCCAGAGACACAAGAGCCTACCCAAGAGGCTCTCTCGGCCGAGTTGGAAGAGCTGAGGAAGCGGTTAACAACACCGCCTCCGACGGTATTGAACATCCCTGCCGACCCCGCCGACCCTGCTTGGGAGCAAGTGTACGAAAAACTAGGCCGTCCTAAAGCCCCGGAAGGATATACCTTTGAGACACCTGAAGGTTTCGCCTTGGACGATACCGACACAGAGATTATTTCTAAACTCAAGCAACAGGCTTTCGCCTCAGGTGTGACCGAGAAACAGTTTTCCGCCTTGATGCAGACGTTCCTCTCGGAGCAGAAGGCGGTACTTGAAGCGGAGGCCGTTACCCTTGACCAAGTGCGCGTACAGCAAGAGCAAGCCCGCATAGACGCACTTAACGCTTTGGATAAGCAGGTGGTTAAAGATGCTTCAAAAGTGTTTAAAGCGGTGGCCGACGAGGGGCTTCGCAAGGCTTTTGAGGCTAATCCCACGCTACAAACCCCTGAAGTTTATCAGCTTCTCGCCAAAGTGGCGCAACATCTTGAACCGTCAAGTATCCCAGGGTTATTAGAGCCACCCAGACCTCGGGTGGACGAGGCACAGCTTAACAAGCGTATTCAAGATATAACCATGAAGATGTACGCCGAAACGAACCCTCGTGTAAAAACGCAGCTGCAGAAAGAATACGGCCAACTCCTCGTGACACTTTCGCAGATTCGTAGCACATCAAAGTAGTTTTGTCAATACCATTGTAAAGAATTGTAAAACCTGTCATACTAAAGTTGTTTACACTTAACGTATGGCAGGTTTCTCTATGTCCAGCTACCAAATTGCAGCGTTGCAGCTTGTCACCGAACAGCTAAACAACGAATTGCTTGTACTACCAAGTGTTCCTGGTGCTTTGTACACACCTTATGTTCAAACTAAGCCTATCGAGTCTTACGTCAGCAGGACTATGGAGTTCGAGTTTGACTTAACGCCCACCTCCGTCTTAGAACTTATCCCCGGGCCAGGTCACCAACTCACCCCTACCGCCAATAAAGTTCGAAACCGTTTAATGTTTCACAAATCGTACGGTAGCGCAGTATTCAAAGACCTTTTCTACCACACCTACAGCACCGACCCAGGTAAGCTCATGGAAGTCTTTGCCAAAAACAAAGAAGCCATGATTCGTCGCATCGGTTTGACGCAGAACATGATTATTCGTAACTTGTTCCGTGCAGCCGCTTCTGTGTTAGAGGACACCAACAACATCGTTGGCACGCCTACCACTGAGACTTTTGCGTCCGTTAACACTGTGCCTTACGACTTCGCTACGTTGGCTAACCCCGTCTCTACCGACACGGTAGGTTTGAACCCCAACAAGATTCTCCGTGTTGTGGAAATCGCTCGTGAGACGTACCGTCACTACAACCAAGCAGGTGAAAACCACTGGTATATCGCCACCACTAGCGCAATGCTCCGTGGTTTTAAACAGTCTTTGATGGCAGGCACAACCACCAGACTGTTCCAAAACACTGACTTCATTGTTGAAGGTGGTATGGGTCGCAGTGTCAACATGACTACGGGCAACCATGCTTACACCGAGACAATTCAGCTTGATGGTATCAAAGTAACCTTTATTGTGGACGACGAGCTTCGTATTCACCAGAACGTGCCTGACACCACAACTACTTGGTACTTGCCCATGTGGCAACCACAAGGGTTAGGTTTCGGTCAAAGCCCTGTCGTTATGAACACCCACCGCTTAGAGAACACTGTGAACACTGTAACCGAAGTGTTAGGTATTCACATGGGCGGTGTACGCGGACCCCTTCCGTTCATTTACAGCATCGCAGTAAGAGGTTAATTCAATGGCAATAATTACTACTACAGTACGCAACAAGGTAGCAACCGAAGCCTCTCATCTCGTAGCACCTGGTGTAATGATTAACGGTTACGGCCAAAACTTTGCTGTGGATGAAAGTGGTTACGGCCAACCCATCCACGTCCGTCGCAGTTACAAGAACACAACAGGTGGCACGCTGCCTGACGGTACAGTCATCGACTTCGGCGAGATTCCTCGTCTCGTTTTAGAAGGCATCCGTGTTCAGAACTCGGCCTTTGGCACTAGCCGTGTGCTAGCTTTGGGCAACGGCTATCTTAAAGCAGGCGTTGGCAACGTATTTGAAGGAACTGCAAACTCAATAGTCAATGCTTTAGACATTTCCTCGGCTTTAACAGGCGCAACCTACCTACTACCTCACACAGGAAACGCTGACGCGGGTCTCGAACTA